TCAGTATCTCGATAAGCGCAGAGAAATGATGCAATGGTGGGCGGACTGGCTTGATGAAAAGGTGGAGTGATCCACCTTAACCACTTTCGGATAGTACAAAGCTTTGTGTGTCCCCACTATGACCTGCATAATCAATGAGAAGATAACAGTGATGACAAACGAGGCAGAAGTCTTCTTTTCTTTCATGACTTCTCCAGCATGCATACCTTTCTGCCATGACTGAAGTGAATGCCTGTTATGAACGAGGATTGGCCCAGACTTAGATAATGAGAGAGCACGGTGCTAATACCCAGACACGTCACCAGCTAGGCAACAACAGATGGGGTCATAGCAACATTTTGGAAGGTATCTTCGTATCATTATGTGGTTAAATAGACATAATTTAACCCAATGGAATTTTCGCCATGCTAACCTTCTGGCACGAATATTCAGATCTCATCTCCGCATTTTTAGCAGCTCTTTTAGGTGGCTGTTTCACGATGATAGGAGTGACAACTCAGGTGAAACAGCAGGCAAAACAGCAGGCAACAGCGGCCAGAGAGAAGCGTATAACAACGCTATTGGGTGTCAGAGAGGAAATAGATTCACTGATTAAACTGTATCAGGCCAGAATGGCAGAAGAAATCGAAAAATACGATCGGAACTCACCGTTCGATAACATTTTCCCCATTACTCAAAACTACTTCACGTTCTATGAAACCAACTCGGCATCCCTACCTGAAGTTCATAGAGAAACACTCTCAAAAATTGTGGCTTTTTATACAAGCGCAAGAAGCCTAATTGATTCCTATCGCGGCAATAATGCGCTTATCGAACGGCTGGACTCCACGCAGGTTGCAAGTGACATTACTGGCAACAAAGAACATCTTGCACACCTGAAAAGATATACAATCATAGCCACAGAGTACGGCCGCGGATTAATGATGATTCATGAAGAGGTCATGCTCCGCTATAAACAGGTTATAAAAGCCATCGATAGTGAAATCTCACAGCTACAATGCAGTTAGTACTACAGCCTGTCCGCATATTGATCGACGCGGTCGGATTTAGTGGGCTGAATGTCGGCTGTGAGCGATCAACGGACATTGCTAATAGCCTTCTGTGTGAATTATCAGGGAGCAGGTCACAAGCCATGAGCGTTAGTAGTTCCTGAAATCACACGGTCTGGAGGATAGTATGAATGGTCGCGGTAACTGTCACAATAATGTGGTTGCAGAAAACTTTTTCTAGTTGCTGAAACGTGAGCGGATAAAGAAAAAGATCTACAGAACGTGGTAAGAAGCACATAGCGATATTATTGATTACATCGAAATGTTGTATAACAGTAAACGAAGGCATGGTTCGAGCGATCAGATGCAACCAACTGAATACGAAAACCAGTATCAATAGTTGAGAAGTGTCTAGATTATCCGTGGCAATTCAGAACAAGCACTGTTGGACAGACTCAGCAATGGTGAAATATAATATTATTAATCTAATAAGAGAAGATGTTTATGCAAAATTTATCTGGGTACAACAAATATTATTATGATCGAATTGCCAAGGATAACAAACTATGTGATATCTTGCTAAAGCAGCACCAAATAGACATTATCATGGCCGAAACGTACCTCGGGGTTCCTGAGTCTTGCAGGAAGGAGCTCGGTGGAAATAGATTTAATATGGTTATAGACCTAGAGTCTTTCATGGTCGTTGACTACAGTTCTTTTCCTGAGCTATCTGATACTCAGAAGGAATTGATAACAAGTGCATGTAATTATCATGACCAAAAAATATGGGAAACTATATTTTCAGGAATTAGGAATACATTTGTAATGAGTTGGAACGAACCTAATTCTAACAACATGCTCAAGGCGATGCAGGAGCATGAAATATCGCTTGCAAAAACGTTAGCGGCAGCATCTGGTAAGATGGCAGAGAATTTTGATAAAACCAAAAAACTCCTCCCCTATTGGATGAGATTTAGTCAATTGCGTTTATTATCACATATACCAAATAAGATTATTAAAGAATCATCATTACACAATATAGCTTTTTTTCCTATTAAAAAACGAGGAATGAACGCAACCAGTGCAAACAAAGATGGAATTAGATTTATCACGGCTAATTATGCGTTACGTGATGTTTTATTTGAGTTTAATAGACAACTAGAGCATTTTTACTCAACTACACATATGAGTCATCGCCCGCGGGCTTATCGAGCAATAAATCATTTTATCCCATTAGTTATTTATCTCTGTACGAATGTTGAGTGCATTGCTTATATACCTCCCACTATTTTATTCAACGATTCAGTTAAACGTGTTAAATTCATAACAGAATGCCAAATCGATTTTATACTCATGCACGAAATTGCCCACCACATACTCGAGCATCCGCAAAAATCAGTCATAATTAGTGATATTGAGTCAAAGAAGAAAAAGAAAATTGGATTCGAAGTCGAAGCAGATGCACTTGCAAACTATCTTTTGGCCGTGAATAATATTGAAGGCGTGGAACCAGCTTTATATAATGAAGACTCGTATGTAAATTATAATGAGATAGTTGAAGGTGTTGAGGTATTGTTTGAACATATGCATTTCTGTGAGCAAATGTCCGACTTAATTCGAGATGACTTTGGCTCTTATGTTAGAATTGCAACATTGAAGGATGGCGTTCACCCGCCAGCAATGGAGCGGTTGAAAATATTTTTATCTCCTATAAATAAAAATACATGGAAGCAAAGTAAACTATCTATGTATGCGCGAGATTTCTATACCGAAATCATATCTTATTATAAAGGAATGAGTATCTCTGATAAAACGGAAATGCTAAAAGTGTTTTTTAGTTGACATTCATAAGCAATATATTGTGGAACGGGGTAAAAAGTTGGGGGACATTACATTGAAAGTATGGCCAAAACACGATTAATGCAATTAATAAAATGATTATAGCGGCCTTACATTAGTAAGGCCGCCACTCACTATTTAATCCTTTAATTTGCATCAAGAACAGCAGTGTCCGCCCTAGGTCTCGGACTTTGTGCCGCCTATCTTGTCTTCAAAAATCAGCTCGCATCCTGCACAGTTCAACGCATTACGTTGTAGATCGGTATTCTGGTCATTTGTTGATACGCGTACGTAGCCAATAAGCATGGTCCCCCCCCTGACAAAAGCAGGAATGATGCCATTTGCTTGTTATTTCTGCATTTTCATAAACGTTGGTTTGGGAGAAGGTTCGGCATTACCTGTTGGTGTCCCTGTTCCGTGGCCTTCAGCCACTCCGCCAACAGGCTGGCTGAAATGCAATGGTGCGGCTTTTTCTGCTGAAGAATACCCGGAACTGGCAAAGGCTTATCCGACAAATAAATTGCCTGATTTACGCGGTGAGTTTATTCGTGGCTGGGATGACGGTCGTTCAGTAGATACTGGTCGCAGCGTTATGTCTGCACAGAGCGCGCGTGTTGGTTATATTAAATTTGATATGGGAATTTATGGTATTCCTGCAGGTACGGGCTCACTTATTTTGTCCAATGATATCTTAATTACGGGTCATGACAGTAATGGCTCAAGCCTATTGCTGAACAACTCTAATGAGCGGGCAATTGGTGAAATGTATGTCGTTCCTGCCGATACTCGCCCACGGAATATCGCATTTAACTATATCGTGAGGGCTGCATAATGGATAACGCTGTATTAAATAGCGAGTTTATTGCTACAAAGGCGGGAAATATTACCGTCTATAACTATGATGGCGAAACACGGGAATATATTTCCACTTCAAATGAATATCTTGCCATTGGTGTCGGTATCCCTGCATATTCCTGTTTAGACGCTCCTGGTACATATAAGGCTGGTTATACAATTTGCCGTTCTGTGGATTTAAAATCATGGGAATATGTGTCAGACCATCGAGGTGAAATCGTCTATAACACCGAAACGGGAGATGCCAAAGAAATCACAGCACCAGGCGACTATCCCGAAAATACAACCACTATCGCCCCGTTAACGCCATACGATAAATGGGATGGTGAAAAATGGATGACAGATACTGAGGCACAACACGGTGCCGCAGTAGAAGCGGCAGAAGCACAGCGCCAGTCACTGATTGATGCAGCAATGGCTTCCATTAGTCTGATTCAACTGAAATTACAGGCCGGACGGAAACTGACGCAGGCAGAAACAACCCGGCTTAACGCTGTGCTGGATTACATTGACGCGGTGACTGCAACAGATACCAGCACCGCGCCGGATGTCATCTGGCCTGAACTGCCGGAGGCGTAGGCCATTCAATATCTGGCGCACCGGAAGTATCGACCAGCTCCAGTGCGTCCAGATAATCCAGCCACAAATTATATTGTTCCAGCTCGTCACCTTTCAGACGACCAATCGCCGCTTTGCCAGGCCACTGATGGGTATTGATGTAGGTATTGACTTCTGAAACCAAAGATATTTTTTTCATTTCAGCCGTCAACACCTCATCCTCTTTTGAAGGGGGTGGGGAATTAATCCATACTGGCCGTCCTGAACTGTCAGCGCCAATTTCTTTCCCTTCTGGATGCAGCCCAAGAAATTGCTCATATGTTTCTCTGGTAATTTCAATAACATCATCAGGAAGCGTTCCCGCATTCTCATATTCTGGAAACAATTCTTGCAGATAAAAACTTTTACTTCCGGGTGAAAAGAATACTGAGTTCATTCTTACCGTCCAATGATTAACGCTGAGACGCTGGTATCTGAAGGAAAGGCTGCATTCAGTGGTTTGTCGACTTTGAACACAATCGTATTATTCCCCCTGACAGCGGCAAAAGAACAAACCGCCGTCGCGTATGAACCTGTAATATTACTGGATACACCACCATAAGCTGTTGTTGATACCAGAGGGATAACGCCCAGCACCTTATTAGGAAATACAAAGGGCAATGTGGCTGTGGCAATATAAGACTTATTAGAACCTGTAATGGCATAAGCATTATCAGTCATTCCATTCATCGCCACTGGACCGCTTATACTTACAGTAACCATCTGAATGATTAGCCCGTCAGGTTGACGAATCACAAAATTTCCATTGCCACCAGTAACCGTCCAGAAAGACATATCAGGGATTTGGTTTTCCCCGTTGCCCACATTCCGTTTTGCCGCTTCTCCCAAACCAAGGTTTTCGAGAGCCGTTTTCACCGTGCCATCCGATTTGATATCGCCAAACGGATTCTTGCGGCTCAGGTATTCAACAGCAAACCCCGATCCCAGCAATTCAACAAAACCGGGCAGATCACCATTATCAAGCACATCCCGTTGCGTTTTGTCACTTACAAACTGGGCCAGAGCTGCAGCAATAAAGCTGGCCTGCCGAATAACCTTATTGACTTGCGCACTGGATGCTTTCCCTGCTGTAAATCCGGATAAAAGCGCAGGCAACGCTTCCCATTCCTCCTGCGACATAACATTGGCATTCCGATCAGTTGCAAACGCTTTAAAGTCATTTTTCGCCATCAGAGTAATACTCCCCATGCCCCTACATCAAAACCACTGATGAATTCGTTATCCATATCAAAACCAAAAAATTTTGAGCCTTCCGATGGGGTTTCCACCGAAGGTGTTTCAATGCCACCCGCCCATACCCCGGCGGCTTTTACTGTGAGATACCCCTGTTTAATTGCCGCAATTAACTCACGCGATACATCTGAAATATCAGTATCAGGAAAGACCCTGACCGATATCGTCATGTCCTGGTTATCGACTATCTGCATTCGCAGCCCGGATCCTGCTGTTGCCGCGTCAAGAATTGCCGGAAGCGAATCATTCCGTCCGTCCCAGTTATTAATCGCAGTCTTCGCTTTAAGAATGACACGATAAGTTTCATCGCTGAGATACATGTATCCTGAATCAGGATCGTATGGTCCCTGCCATACCCCCTGATCATATCCAATCCCGTCGGTATCCCAGCTGAAATAGACACCTGAAATAGGCTGGCTGACAACACGGCTACGTCCGATCCACAATCCCAGAATGTCAAGTTGCACACCAACCGCAGAGTCGATATCAAATGCAGTAATCAGCCCTCTGGTGGCAGCCGCAACATCAATAAGCGGCCGGGTCATCAGATCAACATGTGAAAGAAATTTAGGTTTGGAGGCGTGGTAGTTTGTGATTAGTTCGGTGTATTTGCTCATGACTCCACCGTTATAACGATATTTTCCGGGGTACAGGACGCAGATTCGTTATATCTGATATCAATGTTTGATGACGACAAAGTCCCCTGGGATTTCCCAATCGTCAGTTCCTGAATATCGTAATAGCGTGCATTCCCGCCACTCACCACGCCAAGATTCGCCGGTGAGTAAATGCGACTTAAAAGGACCGAATCACCAATCATCAGACTATTGATATAGTCGGAAATAGCCTGCTGGATCTGCTGCCCTATCTGTGAGGTATAACCCGTAAAAACTTTTAATTTAATCCGGGCATAAACAGGTACATCACTGGAACGCGAGAATTTGATTACATGGGGATTGCCGTATTTATCCGGAACCGTAACGGATGTTGTACCGTGAGTGGCTGTCCCCTGGCCTTTATTCCCTCTGATAGCCTGAGCAATATCCGTCACATCACCGCCATCCACAATTACAGCAACAGAGTGTGGCGGTAACCCGTTACCGTCCTCCGAACCAGTATCGTTTTCATAGAGTTTGTGGCGGGTTACACCGGTAACATTAGAAACAGCACCATCCAGTGCTTCAAATGGGGTTATTGATGGCAATGCAACACTTTGCGACTGGCGGATACGTAACTCAGCATCAGTTTCTGCCGGAGAGCCAACAGTAGCCGCAGCAGGATTAGTTACCGAAACCCAGCCACGGGTTGGCGTATTAATTTCAGTGATAGTTCCAGCCAGCGCCGCCACTGCACCACTGACGGAACATGTTGCGGTCGCCATCACTGTACCATCCACGCCGACCACCACTGAAGCAGGCAAACGCCATATCACATTATTACTGTCTTTCACGCTGCCATTAATGATGGTTGTTCCGGCAGTTCCTGTAAGAAGCAAATCAACCGTAGAGTTCGTCGCGCCTTTACGTGAAATACCATTTATTTTCACGTTACTGGTGAGTGCAGCCCCATAGCCGGTTGCCGGTGAAAAACAGTTGTAGACAGTTATCGCCATATTATTGGCATCATGAATCGCCAGCGCCATCAGAGCCACCATCTGGCCGTCTTTGCTGTCCGGTTCGAGGTAGGCATCACTGCCATAAATCTGCTGAAAATAGCTAATCAGGGTGCTGAGTATCGTCTGATAATCAGGCGCACTGATCCCCTCCGCGGTTACCTTTGCAGATAAACCGAGAGAATCAAGGTTCAGAGCCATTACGCCTCCGATGTAACAGTCGTTATTCCATAGAGAGTGTCGATTTCAGCGGAAAACATGACACGTCGGGTCGTGGTATCCACCGTCGTATTGAAAGAGAGGATTGATTTAACGCCCCGCGTTTCGAGGATGCGCTTACGGATCGCCAGGTTGTAGGTTTCCGGCTTCTGCTTACCGAGTACGGACTGGATCCACGGAGTCCCTTCGGTGGTGTCTAGAAACCATTGCCCATACCACAATTCGAATCGCGTTTTTACCGCCTGCGCCACGGCCTCCGGTGAGTTAATCAGCCAGGTATCATCACCGCTGCCAAAGGTGTAATCGCCATCGGCGTCTTCACGTCTGTATCGCATCAGTTTACTCCGTCGGTATTGCTTCCACCGCGCTGAACACCACCATGAGTGTGCGTATCATCGATTAGCTTGCCGTTAGCCTTCACGCTACCCAAAAACTCAACAGCACCAGTGATTTTTGAAGCCACACCAGAAACAACAGACCCCACCATGCCCCCCATCCAGGTTAACAGGCCATGAATGGTTACTTTCTCAGAAAAATCAGCCAGAGGGGCAACCACATCAAGACCACCCGGAGCGACAATTTTAATTTTCCTGGTATCAGGATTAAGCTCAAAATAGGTGCTGCCGTCGTCACTACGCAACTGTGTGGCACTGGTATTAATACCGCTAATCTTCCTTGCCTGCGACTGGGGACCGACAATACAAAACGCATCCGATAAATCATGCATTCTGTCATCGACCGGCTCCTGTATCCCGCCACTCTGCCACCAGAAATCAATACAACGATCGGCAAAAATCACCAAACATTCATCACCGGCTTTAGCTGGGAACGTTAGCGTACATCCTCCGCCGCGTGGGAATACCACTGGCACATCCACCAGCAATGGGTAATTTTTGGTAATGCGGTTGCCGTCATTATCCTTTTCAACCGAACGGATAGCAGGCTGCACAACTGCCGTCACCGCATCAGGATCGAATGACTGAATAATGCCAGGCAAGGCGACACGGATCTGGTTCTTTGTTGTTTCCCGTTCAGATTTGAATGTTTCGGCAAGGTCGCCGCTGCGGGTCTGGTCAGATACTGCCATTTAGTAGGCTCCAGAAAGCAAAAAACCCGCCGGATGGCGGGTTCGTGGTAAATAGTGACTTTTTATGAAATCCGTTTAAAAAAATGCTGCGCGGTTAATAATGATTCCTTGGCAACGTCAGCATTTATCTTGGAGTCAGATAAGCGATAGTCGGCTTCATTCCGCGCTTGTCTCATTTGGCGGAGATCGTATGCAAGTATTTTTAATCTTGCAGGAGGTATTTCTTCCTTAGGTGTGCCCATCCTACCTTGCATGTAGTTGATTAAATTAGCATGGTGATTATGTTCTACAGAGGGGACATGCTTCAGAGCCTCGCCAGCACGATGAAACATAGCATAGTAGGCTCGCGATACGGCATTACGATAACCAACTTCTTCGTCCAGAGTTAAACAATGTTCACTTGAACGCAAAAAATCAAAACTCTGAATAGTCATAAGTTTCCTTCGTATGGGACTCCCTTAAAACCGAGAAACGAGCAGTCATTTCACAGTCGTCTAACCTTGACTCAGAACATATCCTTTCAGCCAAATCAAAATTCATCAAAACGATATCTTCCGGAGTAGCTTTCTCCACTTGCACGAGATAATCACCGCCCATAGAGCTGAAAATTCCCAAGCTACCGGGAATAAGTTTACGTTCTTCAAGGATCGAATGAGTGATGTCCCCAAGCAATCTAAACTGCTCAGGTGTACAAACTTTTGCCTCGTAACATCCTTTAACACCATCGATAAGCTCACGCATATAGGCTTCAGCTCCGTACTTGTCATCGTTTTCTGACAGTAAACGACAGTGCCATTCCATGTATTTCTGGATTGCCGCCAGGTCACCAACCCGATAAGATTCCGCAGCAGCAAGCATAGTCAACATTTTCCCGCCAAACGCATCAGCAAGTTGATAAATAATTTCATGTAACTGGCGGTAGTGATGTCGTTTGAAAAGGAAAGCAGCGAAATTCTTTGCAATAGTGATGTTGCCCATTTTCAGATGCTTATGAAAATGTTCATAGGCTAGATCATCTTCACCATTTAAAGCATAAGCAAAACCAACCGCGCTAACATCGTTGCCTTCAGTGCTGGATGAATAATTGCGTAAAACGTAACGATAAGTGAACTCATCTATCGAAGCATTTTCTTCAAGCATCGCCCCGAACTGGATAACATAGTTACTGGATGCTTTAGCTGGTGTAGCCATAATAATCCTTAACCCCAGAATCAACTGCCTGAAATTGATGTCAGAAATGGATTATAGCTTTACTGATTAACCTTTTTACACGGGAAAGACCCGATGATTTTCGGCGCGTCCATGCTGTTCTGCAGCAGTTGCACATTCAGGAATCGCGTTTCGGTACCAGGGCGACGAATGTATTCAAAGCCGTAGTTGTTACCGTCTTTGGCAGGCATAATCCCCATGTCTACTTTCAAACCATTGGTACCCAGTTCGGTGATTTTTTGAGAGGTAACTCTTTCACCGTTGATTGTCGATAACTCGCCCTGGTTTGCAACCATAGTGTAGCCACCGCATTTAACCGTGAAGCCATCCGCCCACGCGCTGCACGCAGAAAAGACAGCTAACAGAAAAATAATACCCCTCATTGCTCATCCCCTTTGCAAAGCCGATTGCGTATACAGATCCGCCGCGCCACGCGCTTCGCACATCATATCCATGTACCACACCTGGCCCCTTGTGTCGCCAGTGTACATAATCCCGCGCACAATATAAACGCCATCCGTTGCGATGCTGGCAGGCTGTGATGTGGTGCCGCTGAGCGTAATATTTCCGTCCGTGTTCTGGTCGGTGATCTGCCCACCAGCCATAGCGATATCGTTGTTCGACAACGCGGTGCGATATACAGAAGCCTGATCCAGCTGAATGAGCCCGTTAACCCGGATGTTCGGATTAATGAGCGCACGGACGTTTACGCCGTTACCGATGGTCTGCTGCGGCATGCCAATAAGCCCGGTAGCACTGTTGAGCACAATCGCTTCGTGAACATATTCGTTATTCGCCACCATCTGGCGCTGACCGTCCACGAATTGCCATGTTGCGCCACATTGCCCGGCTACGTTATCCATTAGATGCCGCGTCATGCCAAAGAGCACCCGCCCCCGGGGGAATACAGTAGCAGGCATTTCAGGCGTCAGGCCTTCGGTCGCGCCTTTGGCTTCGAAGTCTTTCATCAGCGCACGGTTCACATCAGCGACCGTGTAACCGGCAGCCAGCGTCTGTGAGGTTATACTGGTGGCAAAAGCCAGATCAGTATCTGCTGCCTGAATCAGGACGTAGGAATCAACCGGACTGTCTTTTCCTGTGACCGAGTAGCGAATTTCACCGCTGAAAATTAGTCCGTAGTTGCGGCCATCACTCTGGCCCACGTCCGCCGCGTCAACTTCCCGCACAGTCCCGACGTCGCTTGCCGACACCTCCGGCGCGATACCGTCGTAACCCGCAATCAGACGCACTTTCGAAAACTCCTGCCCGGTGATTCGGTTCACAGTATCTGCCGAGAGGTTATAAATTTTGATAGTCCCTACCCGGGACGCACTGCTGATGTTGAACCAGTCGATCGTAAAGGTGACTTTAAAATCACTTAGCTCAATTCCCTGACCGTTCCCGTCCACAAGCTGCAGCTCGAAATGTCTCATCCAGTTCTGTGACATGCTTACTCCGTTGATACCAGTAAATGGCTGCGACTGCCCAGGTCAGTTTTCGTGGGATAATCCTGTGTGTTGTCATCGCAGACCACCAACAGCTTAAAACCAAGCCCCATACAGGCGTACTGCGCCAGCAGATCAGCGCCAGTGACGAGAGGAATACCGGAGATTACCGGCTCCCCTCTGTCATTCTGCAGGTCCATAATCCAGTACAGATCGCGCCATATGATGCTAATCCGCCAGGTGACACCGCCCAGGACGATGCTGAACTGCTGGTTGTCCGCTGTCAGCGGAATTTCCTGAATTGTCATTAGCCGCCTCCTAGTAATGACGCCACGTTACCCGTAATGCTTTTCAGCAGTGAAGTATCTGGAGGCTTTGTGGTTTTGTTGCCGCTATTCTGTACCGCCGACGTGCTGGCCCCTTCCTTCATGTTGGTTTTATCCGCGACGGTAATCTGCTGTGTCCGGGAGATAAGGACCTCCCTCAGGGTAAGGACGGCGGACAGGACATTTTCGGTTGTCTTGTCCGTCGTCACTTCCAGCGCCCGGATCAACATGTTGCTGTACAGCCGTTTACCGGTTACCACATCGAAGGGGATACGGCTTTCCTGCAGATCCAGTAGCTCCTGATACGTCTGCTGAGGACTCAGGCCGAGCAGGCTGGTAGCCGTCAGGTTACTGGCAAAATCCAGCAATGTGCCGCCACCGGCGAAACCAACCTCCATCACCACTTCTGACGGTTTTTTATAGGCATGATCAGCGACAGCAGCCCCGACCTCTACCGGATGCTCGGTTATTTCAAGCATATCTGTATGCTTCTCTGAAATAACAACACTGGGAACAATCATTCCTATTTTTCTGCTCTGCTGATGAAAAAGTGTAGAGAGAATATCCACTAACCCACCCTCACCTGATTACTTCGCATGACCTGAGCATTTGCAGACTGTTGCCGACGTGCAACCTCATTACCGACAGCGTGCGGATCTCCGCCACCGTAAATGTGGTAGGTATTTTGCTGGTTAACCTCTGTCATTTTGCCACTAATTCCCGCCACGGCAGCCTTATTAATCAGCGCTCGAGAATAGATATTTCTTCCATTTTCATGCTGGATAATGCTGCTCATCAATGCTGACATGGTTTTCGGATCGCTCATATTCAGGGCAGCCCGGGGATCCACTCCCAGTCGTTGCGATACAGCCCTGATATACGCAGTTGTGTTGTTATTATCAGAGGCAGGTGCCCAGGTAGAGATAATTTTTTCCACACTGTTTATTCCTCGCCCGGCGTACAACATTAACTGACGAGCAAGAGCCCGTAATCCATCAAAGGCAGTTTCAAATCTGGCAAATCGCCCGCCCGGGTGTTCAAGAGAAGCCCCCGCCTGACCAGCAAAATTAAGGTTTCCCGGATTGTTATTCCGCTCTCCTCGTTTCGTAGCCTGTGCATGTTGTTCCGGCTCATCATCACCAAACCAGCCGCGTACCGTCCGGCCCACACTGCGGGGATCGAATCCCCAGTGCTCTTTAATCCAGTCGGCAGTACTGTTAGCGCTGTCTGTAACCATCGGCATCGCTGACGGATTTTCGCTGCCCTGATTAAGTATCTGTTTGCCGATGCTGACGGCATCAGCCCAGCGTCCATCTTTGATAGCGTTGAGCAGGTCGGCGATCATGTTCAGCATTTTGCTGAATTCGCCCATCTGGTCGATGAAGTTGCTGAAATCCCACTTCAGGGACCATGATTTGGGGTCAATATTGAGTAGTTTCGCCAGCGCTTTCGCCAGATCGTTAACGGTCGTTTTAAGGTCACGAACCATCTTCAGCGCGGCATCGACCTCCGGTTTCCACTTGCCCCAGTCAATCAGGCTGTCGCCGCCTTCCTTCCAGGTCTGATAGTCCTCCCACAGGAGGGCAATCCCCGCCGCCAGCGCGGTAATGAGGCCAACCGGCGACATCCAGAACGTACTGTTCAGAATGCGCAGCGCAATCGTCAGTGCGCCAAACAGCGAGATCAGCTCCCGGGTTTGCTTATCCAGCGATTGCCACCAGGTAATAAGGCTGGATGTCCCCTCAATAAGCCGGAAGAACAACCGCCCGATGATGTCCCCGAGCGCCAGAATGCCTTTTATGGCTTTCGTCAGGGTCTGCTCGATGCGCGGGAAATTATCCAGAATATGACGGCGCAGCGTGTCCAGCGAACCCGCCAGACCACCAGCAAGATTAGAGCCGATTTTGTCACGGGCCATGCCTGCCATCGCGCCGAACTCGCGCAGAGAAGTCATGAACTTATTGGAGCTTCTGGCCGCCTCGTCAGCATTAAAGCCGATAGCCTTCGCCATTGCGCTGTAGTGCCCGGAGAAACCGCCCACACCCCGGCGCATCGCCATGAGGGTGTTTTCGTCAATCCCCAGCATCTGCGCATACTGGTTAGCCCGGTAGTACGGCATGCTGCTGAGCTTCTGGCCGACACCCGTAAAGATAGCGGCCATGTCACGCATGTTACCGCTGGCGTCACGGGTCTGTACGCCCAGGCGATTCAGGAAGCCTTCCGCGCCGGGATTGTTACGCACAAATCGGGAGAGGCTTTCCAGAGAGGAGCGCGCCGCGTCTACGCTGCCGCCCACTTGGGAAACCGCATAGCCAATAGACTGAATCCCCTGTACCGTCGCGCCAGTGCGCTGTGACGCCCAGTAGAGATTATCCAGACCGGAGGCGATCTTAGCCGTGAAGGCCACCACGGTAAGCGCGGCACCTTCGACGGCCAGCCCCATTTTGATAGCGTTTGCGGTCGTGCCGGCCAGGACTGAATCGAACTTTTCCGCGCCAGCTTCGTCGATATCGAAACCAAGCGAGACGAGGAAATCTTTAATAGTCTCAGCGTTCATTATCCTCTCTCCATTTCTCTATACGGCGCTGGTTGTCAGCCTTAACGGCCAGGTGGTCATTCATCAGCGCGATATCGCACAGATCGATTGATCCATCCTTCAGCGCGTAATAAGGGATTAACCCGGCATCAACCGGGTCAAGGAGATAAGACAGCCCGTCTGGTAGGCTGTTGAGGGTCAACCCTGAAGCTGGCCCGGCGTCGGGCTGGTAGGGCTCACGGGCAAAAAATTTCCCAGCGAATCGGCGACCACCCGCGCCACCAGCTGCAGCATGGTTAGCAGGTCGATATCATCGAACATCAGCTGACCGCTTTTAAATACCGGCGTCCATCCGTCCATGTGCTTACGTGATACTACGGCCAGGCACGGATGAATAATCGCGTTGGTGTCTTCTTCAGTCAGGGAAGACAGTTCCTCAGCGATACGCGGAAGCAGGGTTTCAAATACCGGTTTCAACTGATCGAATTTCACGGTGTCGATTTTGCCATCAGCAGGCAACAGGGAGCGAATGCTCCCGAAATCTGACATCATTCCCGCCAGTACCGGCAGAAGTTTGCGGGTCACTTTCAGCTGGTCAAAAACGCTGAGTTTTGCCACGCGATATTTCACGCCTTTGATTTCGAATTCCATGTATTAAAACTCCCCGAGAACCTGGTCAATCTTGCCGCAGTCAAACACCCACGGCATCGTATTACCGGTTTTAGCGTTGGCATTATCCGGTTGTTTCTGGAACGCAACACTACGTGCCGTGATGATGTCGCCGCTGACCTTGTTTCGGATCACAATAACGTTATTCCCCCATGTGGCAGAAGACTGGCTCTGTGCGTTATACGCCAGCGACAATTTTTTATTTGTCGGTGATGTCTTCAGAAGGTTAACGGTGATCGTCCCGCTTTTATCTGCATGGAGACTGTGCATCACTTCGCCATCAGCACCGATGATCATGGTGTTTTTAGGACCGCCCATCGCAACCACAATCCCCTCTTCAGAACTTGCAGAACCGTACCCGAGGTCAATCGAACCGGTCGGGCCGGTCAGCGTCGCAGTGACATCCATAAAAGAATAGGTAGACATTCACTTCCCCTTAGCGAACAACGTTAATCTGTACGTCAGCGTAATGAACCGCGCCTGCAAGTTTTATTGCAGCCTGAATCACCGGAGCCTTACGGGCTTCACGTTCTGATTGTGCCTGTTCATCCAGCGGCTGGGCGTATACGTAATAACCTTTGGGCAGCGTGTCACCTGATGACAACTGACCAAGGTCGCCACCGTTCCATACGCCCGGAGCAATCAGTCCATTCTGAACGGCCTGATCCAGTGATTTTTCTACATTTGATAACAGTCGGGTAATACCGGCTTCAGTCTGGGGAACTTTCGTGGTGCTGGTATAAAGCAGGTTATAGAGGTTGGTCTGCACATAATTCTGTAACCAGTCCAGGCCGTGGCGTTCATCAAAGAAATCGCCGTTAGCCATCACTCCCTGCTGGAGGATAGCTGTATCATTCTGGTAGTACACGAACACATTGCAGTTTTTTGCATCAAGTGCCGATGCCTGGCTGACTGTCAGTGTTTCATACCCGACACCCGGCTCCTGCTTAAACTTGAGCGTAATCGCGGTATTACTGCCATTGAAATTAACCGTGAATGCCCGGCCAAATGCAGATAACGCAGCGTATTTATTACCCGATGAATACTGAATAAAACTGCGTGAATATCCGGCGGTTTTCAGTTTTGATGCCAAATCATCGCTGGATGCAGTCTGCAGGCATTTCTCATCGCTTGTCGTAATCGCCAGAATACGGCTTACAGAAGAGGATTCGATCGCCGCAGCCACTTTCAGCCAGTCTGCATCCGGAATATCTTCATCGTCTGCAATCCCCAGCCCATACCATGAAGTATAATCGAGCATGGCATTCACAGCCTGCTCCAGCGTCTCAGGCGTGGCCTGTTCGCTGTCTCCCTTCGTTTTCACCCAACGACCAACAAAAACCTCCTGAGGTTTCGGTGATTGAGAGAAAAACACCTGCGCAGCCTTATATTCTGGTGATTCCACGCCAAAATCTTTTCCAATATCTTCCGCGGCAGAATAACGGCGAATGCGCTCACTTACCGGAATGATTGTGGACGGGCCGAGAATGAGTAATGCACCAAAATTTCGCCCTGATGCTGCACGCGGCGACATGATCACATCAACATTAACAACGTTTGATACAGGCAAGCCCTGTGCCATAGCTTAATCTCCGAAAAAGATGACTGGTGCTTCCACCAGCGATTTAATACCGTACTCGCGCACAACCTTCCGGCGCAGACGCACCGTCATATCGTAGCGGCGGACCCATTGCTGATTAATAAGTTCAGGGAAGGGAGTCAGACCTGTGTAATCGCCAAGAGACAGCCCCAGCGCATTCAGTGCTGCGTTGTTCTGCGGTACAGATATACCGTCACGAAACCGGAACGCATACACCATCCCCGCCGGACCATAAAACGAAGCCATACACTCAATCGTTTCATGCCGCCAGAGCTGAGAGCCATCATCGGTCTGTCTGGTGAATGCCGGACTGTCATCACCTGACCATCCGATAACCCCAAACGCACACCAGTTCGTTTCAGCCGGTAGCAGTGGCGGTTGCTCTTTCTGCCAGCGCGGACGAACCATCCCGGCAGACAGACCGGAAACGTTACGCATCCACTGGCTTAACAGCCTGTCGAGCGCTTCGTCATAATCCGGATCGCCACTGGTTGGTATCAGCCATCCGCGCTCTGTGCTGGTGTTATTGCTCAACCGGAATTCCCCCATCAAACGGCAGCAACTCACAATGCGCCTGAACGAATCCGGCACCATACGCTGTATACGGGTCGACGAAAGTCACACGATAATCACGGCCCTGATACGTCACGATATCGGCATCACGGCCAGTCTGTCCCTGCGTCAGTCGCTCAGTCGTCACAATCAGAATTGCACCACTGATTACCTGCCCGGCCTGCATACGACGGTTTTCCAGAGAGCGATCAACAGTTACGACTCCGGCAAACTGCTTTTTAACTTCGCTGTCGCTGCCGATCCCGTCCTCATCCACCGTTTGCACACGGCGTGTTACCCACAAATTGAAGTCGCAAAAATCGGGGTCAAAAAGCACATCTGTTACATCAAGAGTCGGCATCTTTATCCCTCACAACATGGGTAATAGCTCTGCGATATTGCCCGGTATCAATTAATGGTTTCGCCAGTTCGGTTCCCGGAGATTCGCCAGCAGCACGCCGGGCAAGTTCCAGTGTTGCCCCCTTGCGCCCCCGACGAGCCCGGGCTTCAACAGTACTGTCAGCAAGCGGCGTAAAGCCGGTAATGGTCATGTAACGCCTGACGCCATTAGCGGCCAGTGTTCCGGCACGGTTGAGTGCGCTTTCTGCTCCCGCAGCATTACCATCAAGTGCAGCCTGCGCCGCGGCTTTGAGCTGCGGCACCGTCTGCTCTTCTGCCGATTTAACGCCGGGGACCAGGTGAGGTCGTGGCGGGATGTTCTGCTCTGGTGAGCCGTATTCGTTGAGGTAACCGATGCCCGCATTACCAAACGGAACATCATCCCGCTCGCTGTCTTCCGAAGGGATGCCGACCAGCACATCTTTTTTGGTTAACGACCTGAGCGCATCCAGAATGGCCTTAGCGTTATCCACCCTCGTTGTTACACCGCTTTTGAAACTCATAGCTGGCGACCACCTGCACCGAACATCGTGATCAACTGATAAAATTCAGCGCCATATCGGGTGTTATTCCAGAAACCTGCATCAGGATTCAGCGTCGCGCTGGTGTCATAACTGACGCTTACCTTATCCACGGACTTTGAGGACTGAACACCATTGGTTGAACCGCCCGGCCCGCCAGCCAGCATCGCCCGGATGTCTGCCGCCCAGAGCGTCATGTAGTGTGCAACGAACAATCCGGCAAAGTACGGAAACAACTTTTTGCTGGTGACGTTTTCGCTCAGCAGTTCATCGGCCAGATTCAGACGAAACTGGATTTGCGCTTCGGGATATTTGGCAGGGTCAGCAAACTGCGGGAAGTCGCGGCGAAAATCACTTACCGCTGGCAGACTTTGATTCTTTGGCATTTTTTACCTCGTTACGCGCGTCTGTGGCTTTGCCAACGGATACTTCCGCGTGCGCACGAGTGAACCAGTGCGTGGCAACGTCTTCCTCCACAGCATGACGGCCTTTAACAAACTCGCGCCGCGAACCGTCGGGAAGCGTGAGCACAAACGGGGTATGTACGTGTATTACTGCATTATTTTTTGCCATCGGGTCATCCTTAATGGCCCCGCCAGGGGGCCATATGGCTGTTAAATGCCATCAACGTACGAAATGGTTTCTTTGTACACTGGCTCGACTGCACCCAGCTTGCCGTAGTAAGTGACGATCTGATACAGACCGCGATATTGCACCGGCACGCTCTGAAGCGGAACCAGCGGGTAGCGGACGTATTTTTTATCGTTGGTGTACGCAACCATGCGATCCTTATTCCCCACACCACGGCCTTTCAGCCATTTAACCGCGCGGATATTCAGCGGAACACCGTTCTGGTGATAGCTGATGGTGTTGGTCTGAAGGTATGTCAACAGGGACTGGTTACCCGCAGATGAAACGATAATGCTGGACAACAGAGCAAACTGCTCAGGCGGGATCAGCAAATCACGCGGAACCACAGAGTAACCAGAAGCGGCCCACGCATCAGACAGCACCTGGTTAATGCTTGCGCGGATTTCGTCCGGTGTTGAGGTTGCCCACGTTTTGGCAGCGTTGTTGACAGGCACGCCGTCCAGGGTAACAAGGCCTTTCAGGTTTAATGCTGAATCGCCAACATATACCTGTTCATCGTTATCCATCTGCCATTTCAGTTGCATACCGTCATACTTCTGCGTATCAATCGGGCGGCCGACCTGCTGAGCAGCCTGCAATTCTATGACCGTCCAGCCAAGTTCCATCCCCCACAGGTTCAGCGGGTTACCGGATTTGCCGATATCCACGTTCACGCCAGCAATAGCGGTTGAGTCTTTGCCTACCCAGTTTTTTCCATTCGGATTTGCGCCAGTACCCGCAGCGGCGAAGCTGGTATTCGTCCAGCTGGAAATGTCATCTGCGATGGAGACGTCTTCACGCAGTTGAATATCGCGGCTCCAGGTGTACCCCACCAGTGGCAGGTTCAGCGTCTGGTCGAGTCGCTCCAGCTCCCCGATGAGAAAGGCACCAGAGCTGTCAACGGTTGCCTGATCAAAAGTAATCATTCGTCTGTTCCTTAAATCTTCCAGGAAATTTCTGCATTGCCGTCAGCATCACCGGCACCTGTGAATTCAGCGTTGGTCAGCACCACGTTTTTGCCACTGACTGACGTGGACATGAATCCACCCAGCGGCACTTTGATGGATTCATCAGTGGAGACGACAACGTATACCGGGTCGCCTTTTTTGATGGTGCTGGCATCAAAATCAGAACCGAGATTAACGGTCACGTAGCCACGCTTCATGGCGTCGCCCGGGAAGTTCTTGCCACTCCCCACCTGGCGAACCATGTCCGGCTGCGAAATGGTCGGATAAGGGCGCACGTAGATCCCCTTCACCTTGTCTGCGGTATCACCATCTGCCAGCGGTACAAAAAAACCGTCATCATCGTATTTACCAGCCAGCCCATAGGCAGCGAAGGCGTTATCGGATTTAAGGACCACCGGTTCGACGGTTAAGTCCTGCGGGCGAGAGACGGCCCCGGCAATGCCAACAGGCATCCGGTACAGAAATACATTATTCATTTTTTACCCTTTACGGTTTGCCCAGAATTCAGCGTTTTGTTTGTTCAGGGAAGCGATACTGGTCATGCCCATGTTTGGGCGCTGTGCATCGCCGGTGGTGGCGCGGGTGTTTCGCCCTTTGGCAATCTCAGACACGGCATTAAACGCCATGTCGACCGATTGTTTCGGTAATTTGCGGATATCCGCATCACCGACTATCTGGCGAACCAGCGTTTTGTCAGCAGAAGCCAGAACCTCGCGTTTGAACGCGGTCGGTTTCATCTTACGGCTCAGATCGATACCTGGAACGATAACTTCGGCACGCCAGGCTGAGTCACCAGTAATCGTGGTTTCCTCTTCATCGTCCTCGCCGTCACCGGTCGGATTATCGTCAGGCTTATTGTCGTTATCGCCCGTCGCATTTCCTTCCAGCTTAGCCAGCAGGGCTTTCAGTAATGTTTTGAGGTCATCATCACTGTCGCCGGTTGGACCTCCGCCCATCTCTGGTGCTTTGTCCGGTAGCGGTTGCTGCGGGGACAGGTTGATGTTGAGATTAACGCCCTGCGGCAAATCCCCCTCATCTCCTGTAACCGATGCGGGAGCCGACTCCACCAGTTCGTTCATGGTGTCAGCGTCACCCGTTTTGATGGCCGTGCGCATGCGGGTCCACCAGCTTTTCTTTTGATTTGCCATTGTGTCTCTGTCTCCAATTGCACAACGATTTCCGGCTCTGCCTTTAGGGACAAGAGCCACATGGTTTCCGGTAATATCAACCTGCTCAGCCTTACCCGGCTCAGTCTGCTTATATTCCGCGTCATAGCCACACGACACTTCGCGCAGGCCATCTTCGATCAGCTGAATGGCGTTTTCGTCTTTGACGATAAGGTCAGCCAGCATCAAATCAGACTGCACACCCGTCCCGCGCCGGACATTCTGAAGATGCCCGACCGCGAGCTCTTTCCAGTTCTCTGGATTCACCAGCCGCACATCCCCGTTTTCATCCTCGGGATGCAACACCGTGATACTCATTCCTTCGAATGAGGCAAGCGTGGCGGGATGGAATACCTGCTCAGGAGAACGCGTGACGACTATTTCACCGAACTTATCGGGTTTCAGTTTTGGCAGGTCATCAGCACCATAGAGCTGCTTACCTGTTCGTCCTATCGGCACGTCTTTGCACAGCAACGAGCCGTCAGCCAGCTGATAGCGGGTTTCCCCCAGCCGGGTATTGAAAAAATATTTCATGTGTTACCTGCGATTCAGGCGGGGTAAGAATGGGAGGTGGGAAAAACAATTTCTTTATAACAGCGACAATTCGGGAACTCGCCAGCGTGACCTGTCATGCCGTCAAGCGTTGGAGGTTTGCCCCATTCGACAAATTTACCTTCCATTTCCCGATGAGAATGCCTGACATCACCATCTTCGGCTGTACGCCAGATATAACCATTCGAACCAATTGCCAGCGCACGCGCCTGATCCAGCGCGCCGGTTGCACGTCCAAGTTCAGTACGGGCAATCAGGGCAGCTCTGGACTTTGCTATATCACCCGATGCTGCTATTTCTTTAGCAAAATGTTCCGCTCTCCCACCGGTCACAACAGCTTCAATCGCCCGATTCTGGATGTCGTACACCCTGTCAGCCGCCTCGAGGGGTAGCGATTTGATGTACTTAACCTGTTCGGCAACGATGGATTTCATCACCTGCCCTGGCGGGGCACTGTTTACCAGATTGCGGAGCTCACGGCTGATGGTTTTGCTGTGTTTACGCCACTGCTCATCATTCTTGCGCACAATGTCGGCAGTAAAGTTTTCCGCGACCTTTGTCGCCCAAGGGGTGATGATTTCACTGTAGCGTTCCAGCGCCTCAATAATTTCCGTGATACTGTCATTTGAACCATCGTAGCGACCATTTACGATGTCTCCGACCGCCCGCGCTATCCTGCGTAGGCTGGTTCGATAGCGGATTTCCGCCTGACGGTTCCTGCGGTTCGTCATCAGGTTCGCCGATGCCGGGCGGCGCTTCGTCTTCGGCATTCTCTATGTCCTCATCGGTAATGGATGCCCCGATGCCGGTTACGTCAGAATTTTCGCGCAAATCGGTCATAGCGGCTTTCAGTGTCATCAGACCATCACCCAGCGCCGTACTGATTGCGTTGGTGGTGTTTAACGCCACCGTTGAGCGATCGACATCAGACATTTGCCAGAGCGGGTTAAACTCAAACGTGAAATCATCCGGGAGCGGCTTGCCAAGTTCCGAACGATGCATGATGTCCAGTATCCGACGCACCGGAAGACGTAAACGCCTCTCCTGCAACGAACTGATGCGGTCGTAATAGTTGGCAAGATCTGCATCACCGGTAGAAAATCCTTTCGGGGACTGTCCGAACAACCGCACCAGTGGAATACCAACAGCGCCACTAATCTGTTCTGCAAACTGCGAAAGGATGTCATCCAGACCACTGAAGCTGTACTGATGGGTTTCAAACTTATCCCGCGAGTCCATGAGCGTCATGCCTTCATTGCTCTGGAACTGTCGAATCAGGTCGATATTCTTCAGCAACGCTTCATACGCAGGACCACCAAGTGCGATAAGCTCGCGTAGCTTCTCCACGCTGTAGGTACGCAAATGCGCTTTGTAGACCAGCTGCGCCGCGCCGACAGTGGCGCTGTCGAACGCAGTAAGCCGATCCCAGATACGCTCTACAACCGACATTCCCCATTCGTTTTCGGTCATCTTCTGCTGGAATGGCAGCGTCACCCCGTCGAAGCGAATCAGGCGGCTGTGATGGATGCGCCAGGCCGGGATGCCCGTTGCAGTGGTCACCACGTCGTAAAACTCAGGTTTACCCAGGTCCGGCCCCATCTCTTTAATGCGGCGGGTCAGCACCGGGTTAATCATCCAGCGGTCGAGCGGGAGAATGCCCTTAAACTTGCCTTCTCCAATGGTTTCGAGCCGCAACGGGGTCATTGGTGCCTGCCCCTCAATCATGATGAAGCCAACCGCGCCGCCGTAGAGACGCGACCATTTCAGCACGTCGTTCAGCGCCTCCCAGATCTGCAACTCATCCAGCTGCGCTTCCAGGGTGCCACGGTCTTTGGCGTCAATCTCCGAAGTGATGCGAATGCCTTTCCGGGTCATATCGTCCGGGATAGCGTCGACCGCTTCGCCGATGATCCAGGACGAACGATAGGACCATTCCACCAGCATGCGGTTGCGGCTGGTGAAGTTAGCCCGGTAGGTCGATGCTGAGTGCTGGTTAGGCGTCTGCATCCCCACGCGGGCGACAAAGTTCTCATAGCCATCAGCGGTGGCCTGTGCCGTTCGCTGAGAGGCTTGCTTGTTTCGTGCCATCAGGCCTGTCTCCCTAGCAGCTCCCAGATGTTCAGGGCTGAATTCATTGGCGCGTAGCTGATCATCACCGAGTCGGCGAGGTTCGGCGACTTGGTGCCGTCAGGCTGTTTATCAACAACGATTTTCCCCACGCCGTTAATGGAGTAGGTCGGCTGCGACAGCTCGATGATGAGTTTGTCTTTGCTCGCCATGGCGCTGCTGATTGAGATGATTTCGTCCGGGTTGTAGGCCATGCCCTCAACCACGGCACGGTAGGTGTTCTGGAAAAGTTTACGTAACCGCCACCAGCTCTGGGCTTTGGCGTTAGCGAAGAAGTCCTTGTTCAGACGTGCGGCTTGCCCGTTGTCCCCGCGAACAGCTTCATCATCCGGATCAAATACCGCGCCACTACCTCGAAACGGTGTGGCGAGTATTGACGGTCGACGCGCAGCGTTACGCAGTTCGTTGATAGCGCGTGCATCGCCGCGAACGCCAGCGCCCAGCCCGTCCTCGTCAAAGCGAAACTCTTCGAGGTTGTCCTGTTCGCAAAAGCCGAAAACCTTCTCGACGGACTGATAAATGTCGCTGCCCACACCGGACCATTCCCGCACATTCTCCAGGAGGAAGCCATGACGGGTGGAAAAGGCATTTTTGTCCCTGCCTTCGTCGGCGACATCCATCGCGCCAAGTCGTTTGCCTGTTGGCTGGATCCCCAGTTTGATATGCGCATCAACGGCAGCCTGTACCCATTCGGATGGAATCAGGACGCCTTCCGCTGATGCGCTGTAGTTCAGATCAAGTTCCTGTGCCACCACCACCGGATTATCGATTTTCTCGCATTCCCTGCGATACCACTCTTCATCCTTGCGAGGATCATCCCGCCAGTGGAATGTGAATACCGGTATCTTCCCGCCATGACGCTTCTGAGCGAACGGGTTCGCCATGCCATTAACTGAACTCAGGTCAATACGGCAACGCGTCGTTTGTGACAACGCCGCATCAATCAGCAGAGGACGCTGAAGGAATGCAGCCTCATCAACCAGATAAAGCGTGGTACGGTCACCACGACCAATATTATCGCCAGCCTCGCCTTTGATAACGGCACCAGTTTCAGGAAACTCAACACGCATATATGGCGCGTGCTTCTTCTCGCTCCACGAACCGCGAAACTCTACAGGTAGTGTTTCCACGAACTTGCGCGCCTTCCAGAACAATGCTTTCGGGTCACCGGTGCTGTCGACGTATTCCTCTTTACGGGAGCCGAAACCGATAACCATTTCTTTGTTGAAGAGACAAAGCGAGCAGGCCAGTCCGATCGCGGTCCAACTGAGCCCCATTTCACGGGATTTTTCGGTAATACCATTCTCCCGATTGCCCCAGCGTTCCATAATCCAGTGGATCCACTCCTCCTGCTTAGGGAAGAGTAAAAACGGAATGGTCACCGGCAGGCCATAATCAATATTACGCGGGTCCGTTGTCATGCCCCAGTCGATGATGAACTGAGCCGGATTGGTTCGGTAAAACTGTTTTAGTGCAGGCAATATTTCAGGATTCTGGCGAATGCGCTGTAGGCGTTCCATCCGCCATTCAAAAACCATCTGGTAATCAGGATGTTTAAAATCGAAGGGAAATGGTAACGGCATACTTAGCCCATCATTTTTCTATACGCCTCTGCAGCCTGCTCCGGCGTTAAGTTGGTAATTTCTGTTCTGACTGGTCCTCCATCAGCGCCAGTAACTTCATTTTTGACGTTGTCTTTAAACGCCTGAACAGAAACATGACGCCCAAGCAATTCAAGATTTTTAACCTTATCAGGCCATTTGATTTTCTTCAGAAGTGCGGCGCTATCTGCGGATACCATCTCCACGACATCCATTCCTGATAGCGTTGTGCGCCATACCTTAGGCCAGTCTTTGATGGGTTTCAGCTCACCGTTTTGCAGGAGAATGTCAAGCACATCCATCTGGTCGATTTCAATAAGGCGATTAAGTACATATTCTGCATTTATTCCAACAGAGTCATTGCGTTGCGCTTTCAATTCGGAGATTCTGAATTGTATGTCAGGTTTTGACATGTTTTCGGACGCAGTACGGTTGGCTGTCTTTGCGCTGTACCCCGCCCGAATAGCCGCTTGCGTAGCGTTTAAATCGATGAGGTACTCGCGACAGAACATTTCTTGCTTGTCGGTGAGTGCCATTGTTTTTCCTTGGGTATTTTATGACCACTTACTACACAGTTGACTCAGGTAATTACTACTCTCATGGAATGATGGTTAGACCTATCACCCCATCTATTCAGCCACTAGAGTTACAAGTTATGGTTAATAGTCTTTTCCCACGCGGAGTATCAAAGCATGGCGATGGCTATTTTCTTTCTGCCGACGCGATAGCAGGACATATCAACTTTTCGATAGATTGGGGGCTAGAGTTTTATAGAAGAGCAATGCGGCCTTCCGCACCATCAAGATATGAATGCATTTTTGCGTGTGAAACATTAGAAGGAGCCATCGCCTTTAGGTCGCAATACAGGAACCCTCACTCTCCAATTTATGAAGTTGAGGCTGATGAAGATTTAATTCACAGAGGTGATATGGCACTTTTGAACAATGCTAACTCCTGCCTCGTTTATACCTATCAAATTGAACATTACTGGGCTGGAACTACGTTTTCCCAACAGCCATTCTGGGAAATTTTGATCCCTCTTCCAGCAACTATCGGAAACCGTGTGGCTTAATTTATAAAGCAAACCGGTACGCCGTTTCGATGGCCTCCCAGTCCGGTTTGCTCATTCGTTACTCCGTTGTTTGTTCTTCTGGCTGTTCGGTCTGCTCTTCCGGTACTGGCGTGAACTGCACGCACTTCACATCGGCCGGAGCGAAATACAGCCACTCGCCCGTTTCGGTCGCCAGTGCCTCGAACCCATTAACGATTTCAGGCTGGCTCCGATTCATCATGCCGGTGAACGTTTATTTCGATGTGGTGGTGATAGTGATTTGGTAGATATCGAACATTGAGAGCCTCTTTATCCGCTTGTGGAGATATTGCCATTACGATGAGCCAACCCATGGTGATGGCAACAAAAAAACCGCCCGGAGGCGGCTTGATTTACTTTTTGAAATTAAGTGCTTTTTCAATTTCAGTTAAAGCGTTTGAGACATGGGGATGCTCAACTATTCGATAAGGTGAATTATCCAGCAAAAGCATGTCAGCCCTAACTGCTATGCGCTCCAAATCAGCATCCTCTTCTCGGATAGCGCCGATAACAGCGATAAGGGCTTGCTCAAGAGCTATTTCTCTATTAGTCATTATTATCTTCCTTTAATAATTGAAAACAGAATCATAGCTCATTTCAGACATTGGGTGTTGATGTAGTCCTGCAAATAGCCAACCTGCTTCGTCACTGTGACGATACGCTCTCTGAGGGTGAAATAATCCCGTTCAGCGGAGTCAGTAAGTCCGGGGCTGGAAGCATCGCCCAGGCTGCCGGTGCTGGTCGCTCCGTTCGCGGGACAGCTTGCGTTGAGCTGCAACCGACGTTTGCCAGAAGCAACATCGCGCTCAAGCTGATCAATAGTGGCTTTGGCATCAGCCAGTTCTCCAGTGTATTTAGCATCCAGTGCAGTGACATCACGTTGACGCTTCTGCATGTCAGCGATGATGGATGCGGCCTTATCGCGCTGTTCTTTGTAGGCGATGGCGTTATCACGGTAATGATTAACAGCCCATAACAGGCAGACGATGATGCAGATAACCAGAGCGGAGATAATCGCGGTTACTCTGCTCATACCTCAATCTCTCTGACCGTTCCGCCAGCCTCTTTGAATTTTGCAATCAGGCTGTCAGCCTTATGCTCGAACTGACCATAACCAGCCCCCGGCAGTGAAGCCCAGATATTGCTGCAACGGTCGATAGCCTGACGGATATCACCGCGATCAATCATCGGCAAAGCGCCACGCTCCTTAATCTGCTGCAGCGCAACAGCGTCCTGGCTTTTGGGAGAGAACTCTTTCAGGCCAAGCTGCTTACGATAGGCATCCCACCAACGGGAAAGAAGCTGGTAACGTCCGGCTGCTGTTGATTTGAGTTTGGGGTTTAGCGTGACAAGTTTGCGAGGGTGATCTGAGTAATCAGTGAATAGCTCTCCGCCAACAATGACGTCATAACCATGATTTCTGGTTTTCTGACGTCCGTTATCAGTTCCCTCTGACCACGCCAGCATATCGAGGAACGCCTTACGTTGATTATTGATTTCCACCATCTTCTACTCCGGCTTTTTTAGCAGCGAAGCGTTTGATAAGCGAACCAATCGAGTCAGTACCGATGTAGCCGATGAACACGCTCGTTATATAAGCGAGATTGCTACTTAATCCGGCGAAGTCGAGAAGGTCACGAATGAACCAGGCGATAATGGCGCACATCGTTGCGTCGATTACTGTTTTTGTAAACGCACCGCCATTATATCTTCCGCGAAGGTACGCCATTGCAAACGCAAGGATTGCCCCGATGCCTTGTTCCTTTGCCGCGAGAATGGCGGCTAACAGGTCATGTTTTTCTGGCATCTTCATGTCTTACCCCCAATAAGGGGATTTGCTCTATTTAATTAGGAATAAGGTCGATTACTGATAGAACAAATCCAGGCTACTGTGTTTAGTAATCAGATTTGTTCGTGACCGATATGCACGGGCAAAACGGCATGAGGTTGTTAGCGCAACCTCCTGCCACCCGCTTTCACGAAGGTCATGTGTAGAAGGCCGCAGCATAACTATCACTGATGAATTCAGGATAGCCAGTGGCTACGGCTCAGTTATGGTGCTGGTTAACGGACTTGAACCGCTACCCATTCGCTTACAAGGCGACTGCTCTACCATTGGAGCTAAACCAGTATATTTGGCGGGACAGCGTGGACTCGAACCACGATAAGAAGGTTAACAGCCTTCCGTAATGACCTTTATACGACTGACCCAAATAAAAAAGCCACCGTTGCAACTTAAGAGTCATTAACGGCAGCTTACCAGCTAATTATGGCTAAATGGCTAATTGCATGTCAAGGCTTTTAACAGCAACATGCTTAACTTTCTCAACACGTTTACGCATTTTGAAAGCATTTTGCATTGGCTGGTACAAAACAAATAACGACGCTTTCAGGATGTCGTCAATTTCGTTTCTACAGGTTGCCAGTGAAGGTTTTCTCCATCCCTCGCCACCACGTCCACACATCTTGCGTGGCTTTGCAGTCGCGTGATAGTAGGATGCAATTGCTCGCTTAGATGAACCATGAGCGTAGTAGCTGAGGAGGATGCCAAAGGCTTTCTTGTCAATGTACATGACGGAATCGACGACCTGAGAAATCAACATTCCATCATCATCATTACACATTGGCCTTGTCATAACTCTTCCCGGCTCTACGCTCTCCATGAACTTAGCTATTACGCTGCTCATGCGCTTTTCCAGACGACCTGAATAAACCCATGCTCCCCACAGTTCAAGCCAGCCATTCAGCCACTCGTGCTGCTCTTTGGTGAGGTTTAGTTCTCTTATGCCCATGCGCCTTCTCCCTTGTTATCTGGAATGATTTTTACTGAGAACGTCATGCGGCCTCACTTCTGCTATTTCGCAGGTCTTTGAGTTTCTGTTGGTACTCCGCCTTGATGGCCCTGCACTCTTCGACAGTCCAGCGATGGCGGTTATGGTTTGATTCGATTTCGTCTACTGCTTCCTGCCCGATGCGGTTAATCAGTTCGACGCGATACGGAACGAGATTTCCGCTTTTATGTTGGTTGCACACCACGCATTGCTTGTGAATATTGCGTTCATCAAATCGGAGTTGAGGCGCCGCAGCAGTTGTCCGGTAATGCCCGGCATCCCACTGAGCAGACGTGAGCGTTCCGCACGAGATACATGGTAAGTCGCGGTCTCTTTCTCTGATGAAGGCGTTTACGGCTTGTTGGGCTTGTTTAATCCAGTAACTGCGGGGCTTTAAGGCGAGTTTTCGAATCTTAAGTTTATCTTTCTGTTTCTGCTCCTCTCGTCGTCGTTTCTTCTCTGCTGCCTTTTCCGCTTTTTCGCGTTCTTTGCTTCGTCGTTCGAGTGCTATCTTGGTTCCACACTCTGGAGAGCACCACCACTGATTAGCGAATGCAGGGTGAAACCATTCCCGACATTCATCGTTTTTACATCGTCTTCGCGCTGGTTTAGCCATCATCTTCTTCCTCGTGCATCGAGCTATTCGAATCGCTCATCAGCTCTGCGCAGCAGTGCTCACACACGTGAACTTCCAGCACATGCAGCTTCTGACCGCAGTTAGCGCACGTTAAAGCTCGCTCGACGCTTTCTTGTTCGTAACTTCGATTTTGGTCAATCACCTTGTTTTCCTCGCACGATGTCTTAGCCACCGGATATCCCACAGGTGAGCCGTGTAGTTGAAGGTTTTTACGTCAGATTCTTTTGGGATTGGCTTGCGTTTATTTCTGGAGCGTTTCGTTGGAAGGTATTTGCAGTTTTCGCAGATGATGTCGGTGAAACTTCGTCGCTGTCGTCTCATGCTGCCCTGTCTCCCCATCGCGCTTTCCATTCGAGAGCCAGTCGCGCTTCGTCTGACCACTTAACGCCACGCTCTGTACCGAATGCCTGTATAAGCTCTAATAGCTCCGCAAATTCGCTTACACGCATCCTGCTGGTTGACTGGCCTATTACCACAAAGCCATTCCCGGCAAGGTTAGGAACAACATCCTGCTGCTTTAATGCTGCGGTAAACACACACTTCCAGCTTTCTGCATCCAGCCAGCGACCATGCCATTCAACCTGACGAGAGACGTCACCAAGGCAAGCCCAAAGCTTTCGATTCTGGTCTAAGCTGCGGTTGCGTTCCTGAATGGTTACTACGATTGGTTTGGTTGGGTCTGGAAGAATTTGCTGTACCGCGTGAATAGCGTTTTGCTGATGTGCTGGAGATCGAATTTCAAAGGTTAGTTTTTTCATGACTTCCCTCTCCCCCAAATAAAAAGGCCTGCGATTACCAGCAGGCCTGTTATTAGCTCAGTGATGTAGATGGTCATCTTTTAACTCCATATACCGCCAATACCCGTTTCATCGCGGCACTCTGGCGACACTCCTTAAAAATCAGGTTCGTGCTCATCTTTCCTTCCCGTTCTTCCTTGGTAGCAAACCGGTAATACACCGTTCGCCAGACCTTACCTTCGATAACCAGAAGACCTGCCCGTGCCATTTTAGCCGCGGCCTGATTTATGCTGGTTACTGTTGCGCCTGTTAGCGCGGCAACGTCCGGCGCACAGAAGCTATTATGCGTCCCCAGGTAATGAATAATTGCCTCTTTGCCCGTCATACACTTGCTCCTTTCAGTCCGAACTTAGCTTTGATTTCTGCGATCTTCGCCAGAGCCTGTGCACGATTTAGAGGTCTACCGCCCATGACAGGAAGTTGTTTTACTGGTTCAGGGATCGCCTCACCACGGTTAATTCTCGCAGTCATATGGACAAGCTCATCTGCGGCCTTACGGCGTAATTCCGCATCAGTAAGCGCATTGGCCCGCATGTTCTGATACAGGTTGGTAACCAGCCAGTAGTGCGCGTTTGATTTCCACGGATAAGACTCCGCATCCGGATACAGGCCTCGCTTCCGGCAATACTCGTAAACCATATCAACCAGCTCGCTGACGTTTGGCAGTCCGGCGATAACGGATGCTTCTTCCCGGCACCATGCAACAAACTG